GTTATGCCGTCGTATGGTGGAGTATGCGGAAATAGGTCCGTATCCCACTGTCATTGACAACCGCTTATTTAGGATTCTGCAAAGATTCCTAATTGGTATTACGAGGAAGGACTTGGGTAAGAATTGGTATCCTTTGAATTCGAGATTGAGTCAGAATCCCCATCGTAATAGTGATAATGGCCATAAAACATCAGGTGCCGTTAGGGACTCAGCCCGTGCTTTAATAGCTAGTGCTGTTGATTCTATTGGGTGTGAAGCCTGGGAAATCAGTCGAGCTAAACAATCTTTAGCAAGAGCCGGGCCGCATCAACACTATGCAGTGGGTGATTTGCATCTGGGAATTGATGGGAAACCACCAGATGAGAATAATGTTATAGTTGGTGTTGACATTGACTATTATTTAAAAGATCCTGGTGAGTTTCTTAGTTTCGGATTGCCTATGATTTTCCATACATTTAACCCAACCGAAGTTTCTGGTAAAGATGGCGATAGCCGCTTTCGCATCGTTAATAATGAAGTTATTTATGATGTTAGTGGTGGTGGTCGCTGGAAACATCGAGTTTGGGACTGGTGTAATTATGGTGAATTTATTGAAGCTGAGGTTGTGCGTGGTTATTGGCACATACTTCGCTGGTTGGGAATTTCAAAAGTTGTATACCAGAAGATCCATTACTCAAGACCTTGGGAGGAATGCCCGCATAGAGTACTTGTTTGGCTTATACCCGCTTACAGTTGTATACGGTTTAATTGGATAAAAATTGACTTGGCAGCCAGAACCTTGAAGAGAGTCACTTATAGTGATGAATTTCGTAAGGGGTGGAATGCTATAATAAACCAAGTTAAGGATAAACTGTTTATAAGCTGTGGTAGACAAGGCGAGGATGCTAGTTTCCGGATTGAAAAAGAAAATTATGATATCTTAATGGGATTGAGTTCTGCTCAATCGGTTACCACACGTATGTTGGGATTAGGATATAAGGAAGCCGGATTAATGGCGTTAGTGGGCCAGTATTTTGCAGGTAAAGAAGCTCCCAAGAGTGATCCTGATAGATTGGGAAATCCAATCAAAGCTAAAGTCCATTGGCCTTTGGCCTGTGATGCAGATGAACCAGAAACCACCAGTAGGGTTTATGCCACACCTATTGTTACGGATGCTAATGTAATGCCTATGATCAAGCGCTGGGAAGTTTTATCGCAATCATTGGAACGTAGAGTTACCAGTGTTGCTAATAATAAGACGCCTAGCCCAAAAATTCAAACCTTTGCGAGTGAGTTTGTTAGGCTGGTTACTCCAGAAGTTGGTAAGGGTTGTCCTTACGCTCTGGAAACTACAGCTGAAAAGTTAAATAAACCCTCACAAACGCTAGCAGTGAAGTCTATATGGGAGACAGTTGATATGGCTTATCGAAAGTTGATTGAAGCTTTCGTTAAAAATGAGCCTTGTATGAAATCTGGTCGGATTATTTCGAGTTTCGCTGATATGCGTTATATGTTGAAATTTTCTTCCTTTTCGCTGTCTTTTCGTGATAAGATTTTGCATGCTGAACATAATGATCATTGGTTTTGCCCAGGGAGAACCCCTAAAGAAATAGCTACTAAGGTGTGTGATTATGTTAAATCCATATTTAATCCCATGGAAGGTGATTATAGCAATCTGGATGGTTCGGTTTCCGCTTGGATTCAGAGGCATGTGGTTAATGCCTGCTATTTACGATACTTCAATCCGAAATTTAAAGACGAATTGCAAGGTTATTTGGACATGTTAATTTCTTGTCCAGCTAGAGCCAAGCGATTTGGTTTTCGGTATGAACCTGGAGTTGGTGTAAAAAGCGGAGGTCCACTTACGTGTGATGGAAACACGTTAATTAATGCCTTTGTTATGTACTGTTCTGTACGCATGACCCAACCCGACTTGACCAGTGAAGAAGCTTTCCGATTGATAGGATTGTCATTTGGTGATGATAGTTTGTTTGATGAGTTATATAAGAAATCTATTCTAAAAGTGGTGGATGATCTTGGATTGACTATGAAGATAGAGAAGTTTAAACCTGAACAAGGTTTGACTTTTCTAGCTCGGGTCTACCCTGATCCATACACCACTGAGACTACTTTCCAAGACCCATTGCGAACGTGGCGTAAGCTGCATATCACCAGTCGTGACCCTAATATACCGTTGGCTTCTGCTGCGATAGATAGGTTGGAGGGTTATTTAGTCACAGATGGATTGACTCCGGTGACTAGTAACTATGCTAGAATGGTGGTAAATTATTATGAAGGTTTGGTTGATACTGAGACTTCAGAAATGCGCAAGAAAAGGAAATCTGCAGATCGGGAAAAACCCTTCTGGTTGACGGAAGGTGGATCGTGGCCCCAAGATGAAAAAGATAAAGATTTGATGATTCGAGTTATTGCTGCCAGAACCGGCTTAATGGAAGAAGAACTCCGTAGCTTGTGTTTAAAACTCGATGATTGTAAAAATCCTTGGGCTGATTTTACCATCAACAGAGATGAGGAACCTAGTCCGTATAAAGATACTTTGGACATGGATGCCCTACCCTGTGATGGCAGCGTGGACGATCGTATATATCAAAATGACAGGAAAGTCACACAAACTAGAGCAATTGAGAGTTGTACCAGTAACGGTGGAGTACGTGTTCGTGCCAATCCAAGCAATACTGCGTCGGGAAATCGAGATCAGCAAGGATCCTTCCGTAAAGAAAGATCTGAGCGCGTTTCTCGTATTCCTAGACGGTGTGGTCGCCAAGTTAGCCCGGGCGACCAGCAGTATGCTGGAAAAACCAAAAGTGGTGGAGGCTCTGACGACGTTAGTCGAGCCCGAAGTGAACGCAACCGACGCCCTGTTGAAGCGCGTCGAGGAAATGCTGGCCATGTTGGACATGGAAAAAGCTCGTCGAGAGTTTCCCAAGTCCGAGAAAGTGGCCCCAAAAATCACCAATCCATTTCTGGCCCCCGAAACGGGGGAGGAGCACATTTACGAGGAGCTGAAGTTCGTACAGGATCGAGCCGCCGAATATCTGCGGATGAATCCTGCGCTTCCCAGAGCAAAAACACCAGGGAAGTGGTTAGTGTACGAACAGACGGGATTCGAGAAAGACGAGTGAGTGATAGTCAAGCGGTTGGCGGCAAGCGAAGGGATAGTAACAACAAGTCCCCGAGCTAGGTGGTTTTGAGTATGATCG